CAGTAGTGGTTTCGCAGTCGGGGATGTCGTGCTTGCAACCTGCCACGGCACTGAATACTCCGAGGAACCCACTCTTCTGGCATTTGGGCATAAGTTCGCAATGCGAAAAACATGTTGCAACCCCAATTCCGAATACGCTTGCCAAGGTGTCCTCATCCCTGGCTACGACCTCATGATGTTTCCAAAACCTGAGGGCCTGAAGAGTTTTGCAATGGCCAAACCGGTGGAGGGTGAGCCAATTTTCACTTGGCCGTGCCACGAGAGCGAGCATAAAATTGGACAAGGAAGAATCCTCCAACTCGGTGTCACAACGTCCTACAAGGATGTCAATGACAAAATTTGGACCATTCCTGGGCTTATGGCCACTACCGCAACATCCATTAATGGACACTCAGGCAAGGCAATTACAAATGCCAAAGGAGAAGTCGTCGGTATTCACGTCACCTCTGATGGCACACCCAATTCGCCCAGTTACGCAATTCCTATGACAGATGAACTCATGGCGATCATCAAGAAAGGCCTGCCACCTTTAAACTCCAAAGCTGGCTCAGGCACTACCCACGCCGTATCCAAGATGCTGTCAAAACATCTGGAGGCGGTCTCCATGAACAAGCATTAAGCCTGAGTGAACAGCTTCCATACCTTGGCAGATTGAGCGTTGGGTTTGGGAAGCCGAAACACGAAAGGCAAAATGACATCACATTGGAAAACATTTTTCGCAAACTCAAAATTGACTTCAATCAAACACATTACATGAATGCCCCTAATGTACCAGCGTCCTATGGTGCAGTGGAGCGCTTTCAACAGCCAGTACCCAAAGAATACAATAAAGCAGCTTTTAAACTCGCTTGGGACTGGGTTGCTGCGATTATTCACCCCCACTGGAAAAACGCAAAAATCAAGACCTTCGATGAAATCCTCGACATGGCTGACATTGAATTTAAAGGAAAGTCAGCAGGAATGCCATGGAATTTGGCAGGGATACCTTTCAAGGAAGAACTATATCATGATGAAGAATGTAGAAAGTGGATTGAAGAGCATTGG